AGGGCTCATTCTTCTTTTTAGAAAAGATGGCATTTCTATATCTTTTGAAGAGATATCAACCTCTGTTGTAAGATCTTCAACTACAGGATCTTTTTGTGCACCTACTTTTGGCTTAAAACCTTTGATGGTTTTCGGACCTTTTCTTGTAAAAGGTGTGCCCTTTTTCTTAGGTTTTACTAATTTTTTTATGCCTTTACCTATTACTCCTAGTACCATAATTAATCCTACTCCGTTTCTTTGTAGTTTGCAACGATAGATGCTAGTTCTTCACATCTGTTCGTAGTCTGTTTGTGCCAACGACTGTCTTTCATTTGGAAAGCTGCACCTTCCCAGTCACCCTCTTTCATGCATCTAAACATGTTCTTAAACTTTGAGACACCATTTTTTCCTAGCTGAAAGCACATGTTGACCAAGACTTCACCTATGACCTGAGGTAGATCGTGTCCAAT